AAACCAACAGCGGCAGACTTATTGGCACTAGATTTAGAACGTCAACTTGCTGCGCTTAATGCTCAACCAAGTCCAGTTGAGGTTGTAAAAAACATCACCAATCAATCAACGCCTATTACATATCAACAACAATTGGCTGATTACGAAAAAGCAAAATCACAATTTTCAGAAATTAAAGACCCATTAGTACGAGCAACCTTAGAAAGATTGGCATCCAGTGCAGATGTTCAAACAACTAAAGTTGCAACTATGGCAGATGCACTTGGGTATGAAGTAAATCCAAACACTGGTGCTATACAACCAAAACCAGTTATTCCAGCCCCAACACCACAAGGTTCTACGCTAAGTACAACTCCTACATCTGGAATGACTACAGCAAAAATAGATGCAATTGCAGCGATTAGTGCGTTGTTATCATCTTATGGTCTTGGTGATTTAAGTGGTCCCGTAACTGAAGCAGTTCAAAAAGGTTACTCAAGTGACACTATTCAATTGATTATGCAGGACCCTAATAGCAAGGACCCATTAGCGGTTGCATTTCAAACAAGATTTTCTGCAAATAAAGTTCGTGCTGCAGCAGGTAAAGCAGTATTAAGTCCTGGAGAATATTTAGCAGCAGAGCGAACATACGCTCAAGTAATGCAATCTTATGGAGTTGGAAATCTTGCTAAGAAAGAAACTTTAAGTAATTTTATTGCAAGTGATATTTCAGCAGCAGAAGTTGCAGACCGTGTAGGTTTAGCAATAGATAGAGTTAAGAATGCTGACCCATTCACAAAGGCTGCATTAGCAGAGTATTATCCATCTTTAAATCAAACAGATATTGTTGGTGCATTGCTAGACCCAACTGAAGGTTTACCAGCATTAAAACGTAAAGTTCAGATTGCTGAAATTGGTGGAGCAGCAGCAATTCAAGGACTTAAAACAGGTATTGCGTCAACTTCTGAACTTGCTAAAGGATATGAGAATGTTGTTACTGGCGCATTAGGCGCTGAAGCATTAGCAGCATTTGGTATTACCCAAGAAGAAGCAAGAAAAGGTTACCAAACAGTAGCAAGTATTGCTCCTAGGGCAGAGTTCCTATCAAGCATAACAGGTGGAGAAGATTATACAAGACTTCAAGCCGAACAAGAAGCATTTCTTGGATTAGCATCTGCTAAAAGAGCAAGAGAAAGTTTGACCGCACAAGAAGAAGCCAGGTTTAAGGGACAATCTGGATTAACAAAAACTAGCCTCACTGAAACAGGTAGAGGTCAGTTCTAAATAGAATCCTGACGTGAATCCATCGGCCTCACGCAGCGTATTAGACCGATAGCAAGAGCCAACCTATTTCCCCGAATAGAATTGAGGCTTGCGACTAACAACGAATAGAAAGGGTGGTTGCTATGAGCAACAATTACTGGGATGAAGAAGACGACGACCTAGATACAGAAACAGATACACAAATGGATGGAAGTGACTTACTTAAAAAGTTACGTAAAGCCAAGCGTGCAGATGAAAAACGTATCAAGGAACTTACTGAGCAACTTGAGACATTTTCCAAGGCGCAGCGTGAGAGAACCGTCAAAGAAGTCCTAGAAAAGAAGGGTGTCAATGCAAAGGCTGCGAGACTTGTTCTTAAAGACTTAGAGGATGTTAACGAAGAGTCAGTTAATAACTGGCTTGATGATAATGCAGACCTATTTGGAATTAAGATTGACAAGGAAGAGCCAAAAGTAAGTGAAGTAGATAAAGCAGCCTTACGGCAGCAAGATGTACTCACCCAAAATGCTATGACCCCAGACCGAGCAGAGGATTTAAATCTTCGCATCGACAACGCAGATTCAATGGATGCGTTACTAGATGTACTTCGCTCACAACAATAATTCCGTTCATAGTCACTTGGAGGTGACGAAATGGCATACGTATCAACAGACTCCGCTTCATTAGGCGGAACCGCTGGTGGTGCTGGTCTAGTACAGAAGGCATATGACCGTCTTCTAGAATTCGCTCTCCGTTCTGAACCACTAATTCGTTCAGTCGCAGATAAGCGTCCAGCCCGTCAAGCAATCCCAGGCTCAACAGTCGTTTTACAACGTTATGTTGACCTATCAGTAGCAACAACTGCTCTGACAGAAACAACTGACCCAGATGCAGTAGCAATGTCAACACCAACCTCAGTAACCATTACTCTTAACGAGTACGGTAACTCAGTGTTGGTAACTCGTGCATTAGAGTTATTCTCTCTTGCAGATGTTGACCCTGCAATTGCTAACATCATTGCATTTAACCTTGCAGATTCTATTGACTCCGTAGCAATGACAACATTGCGTGGCGGAAGCAACGTAATCTACTCAGGTTCAACTGCAACTTCAACAGCAACAATTACTGCTGCTGCAACAATTTCATCTGCAAACCTACGCAAGGCTGTAGCCAAGTTACGTGCTAACAAGGCTGTTGCTCGTAAGGGTAGCCTATACTGGTGTGGTATCCACCCAGAAGTTTCACACGATCTTCGTGCTGAGACAGGTTCTGCAGGATGGTTGCTTCCTAACCAATACGGCTCTGCACAAGACCGTATCTGGGCTGGAGAAATCGGAACATACGAAGGTGCATACTTTGTAGAGTCTCCACGTCTATACAACGCAACAGATGGTTCTTCATCTGCTCGTGTATACCGCACAATCCTAGCAGGACAGCAAGCATTGGCTGAGGCAGTTGCCGAAGAGCCACACGTAGTTATCGGACCAGTAGTTGACCGCTTGATGCGTCACCGCCCAATGGGTTGGTACGGCGTATTAGGATTTGCACGCTACCGCGAAGAGGCACTATACAGAATCGAATCAGGTTCTTCAATCGCTTAGTTGATTGACGGTAAGACACTGTTTATACGGCGAATACGTTGCAGTGTCTTACAGTAAGTTCATTAAGGAGAACAATGGCAGATTATACATTTACAACACCAGTTGTAGAAGAAGCACCTATTGGAAAACATAGACTGTTTTATTTCTATAAACTAGATAAAGGTGTAAGCATTGCCAAAAGTGGCGGAACTTATTCTAAAGTAAGATATATACTAGATGAAGATATAGCCGACTATGATGAATTTTATCGTGGTGGATATGAACATACAGTAGATGATACTACAAAGGCTGCATTAATAGCAGCAGGCTTAGGAATTACTGAGGCTAACTTTACAGCAATATAGGGGATATATGAAACACTGGGAACATCATCCAGAACCAATTGATGGATGTTTTGGATGCAAGGGTTTAAGTCTTCAGATGAATACTGGAGATGCTAAAAGAGATATACCAGATAAGAAATGGAACTCTGAGTTACAGGCATATAGAGATGCTAGAGCACAGGGGATACAACCAGCAGGAACAACTATGCGTCACGTACAGGAAGCGCATAAAGCATCAGAGATTTTAGGCAAAGCGTATAATGCGGACACTATGCCTAAGACTAAAGATATAACTCAAAAAGCCGCAGCCGTAATGAAAGAGATAGGACAAATCTAATGCCAAAAGTAGGAAAGAAGAAGTTCCCATATACCGCCAAAGGCAAGAAGGCTGCAAAGGCTTATGCTAAGGGTGAGAAGATGGAATCAAAAGCAGAGAAGATGATGGAAATGCGTAAGGGTATGAAGAAGATGGGCAAGAAGAAGTAATATGAATACCCCTAAGCCAAAGCCAACTGTATTAAAAGGCAAAGCAGCAATTAACGAATATCAAAAACAAATATCTCCTAAAGGTATGGCTGCAGCCGAGGCTGCTGCTCGTAAAGCATTAGAACAAAAATACCCAGGAATGTATATACCTGAAACTCGTATTGCTCGTAGATTAGGTACAAGATAATAATGAAAAAAGCACACCCAGGATTTAAAAAGGTAGCAGCAGGTATTGCTAAGAAGCAAGGCATTTCAATGGAATGTGCTTCTGCAATTGTTGCAGCGGGTGCTCGCAAGGCATCTAAGAAGGCTATTAAGGCTAATCCTCGTCTGAAGAAAGTATCAGGCGTAGTTAAGAAAAAATCTAAGTAATGTC